ATAAGTAGCAACCGTATTATCTAATGTTATACCTCCTTGATATACTGATAATTTAGATATAGGACTCGTCGTTCCAATTCCTACATTTCCATTGCCTCTTATAACCATTCTATCAAAACCACCATAAATATCGTTCTGTGTATTAAATATTATATCACCTCCATAGTTACTTCCATATGGAACACATCGCATATGTCCTATAGGTCGATATGGAACACCGCCACCTAAATAAGTATTAAATGATATTTTACCATAATTTTTACTCGTTGCGCCATTTATATCACTATTACCAAACCATAACTCTCCACCATTATCACCAGATTTATATAAAGATAATTGACCTATAGGACTCGTCGTTCCAATTCCTACATTTCCATCGTATGTAATACACATTCTTTCTTCTGGAACGACGGTATCCGCGTGTGAATTTCTTGTGCCGAAAACGATAGCATGGGCACCATCAGTAGCGGTAGATTCCATTCGTGCTCCTATATAACAAGGAATATTTCCATCACTTCTATCCATATAACCAAATCCAAATTTTAAAGTAGTACCAACAACTCCCCATTCATAACCACCCAAATATAAATGACAATCGGCTGGTTTGAAATTTGTATTCCATAATGCTGACCCTGTTCCTTTATTTATATGTAAATTAGAATAAGGACTCGTCGTTCCAATTCCTACATTTCCACTAGGAAATGAACATATATTACTACCAGTGCTATTATTTTTTAGTTCAAAAAGAACAGTAGAATCATCATTACCTCTAAATCGTAAATAATGCCCATCTTTTCTTATATAGTGTTTTTCAAAACCGCTACCATCAAATACTATATCAGTTCTTGAACCATATAAGTGTAATGTTCTTTCTGGAGTCGCCGTCCCAATTCCTACATTTCCAGCACTATCAATTCGCATTTGTTCATTTCTGGTGCTACTTCCTGTACAAAAAGATACGCCGTCGTAACCATTTATAGATAATCCATCGGTAGATTGGTCGTGTGCGTATGTTAAAATACTACAATTATAAGCGCCATTAGAACTATCAGGCACGTAAGCAGCACCTGCTCTAAATGATATACCACCTCCAACACTTCCAGTTGGATAGCTACTGCCTGTTCTACAAGCATCAAGTGTAATATTCCCATTTACATGTAATTTACTATCAGGATTTGTCGTTCCAATTCCTACATTTCCTGTACTTGTAACTGTTAATCTATCTGTTCTTGCATTTCCATTATTTCTATCACTTGTATATATGCTAAAATCGCCATACGTTCTATAATTTGAATCGTGACCATACGTTGTGCGAATACCTACTCCATATGGAACAGTATTACCAATATAAGAACCTCGTAGTTCTAATGAAGCCCATTGATTATAATTACTTCCCGGATCAGTTGTTATTAATAATTGTGGAACAGCGTAGTTCGAAACATTATTAGTACTACGAACATGCAAGTAAGCACTTGGAGTCGTCGTTCCAATTCCTACATTTCCACTTGGTCTATATAAATCTGTTGTATTAGATGCGATTGTCCAATTACTAAAAATTCTAGGATCACCGTTTGAATCTTTTAAGGTTCCATTTAATTGTAGATCACCAGTAATTAAACCGTGACCGCTAATATCCAAAGCAACCGTTGGAGTAATATTATTAATACCAATTTTAAAAACACCATCTGTTTGATTACTTACTATACCTGGTGTTCCCATTCCACTTCCTGAAGTATATGTTGTTCCATCGCTTTTTAAAATGGCACCTGTAAGTCGGATATCACCGTTTATATCAAGAGGATACTTTGGTGATCCGCTATTTACACTAGTGCTTAATCCAATACCTAAACGCCCATCTTTAAAACTTGTTTTGTATGACATATATATATTTATTACTTAGGTTAATTATTAAGTAATAGATATCAAAAAAGTTAAATTCCTAAATGTAATTTATTTAAAGATTTAATAATTATAATTAATATAATGAAAGTTTATCATTACACTCAAGATAATGTGAAAGCATATCGTGGATTTACAGATGCGGAAAAAAGTCCTTTAGAAGAAAATATATATTTTTTACCTGAACACTCTACATTCAAAAAAGTTCCTGAACACGATGAAACTACGCATATGGCAACATTTAATGAAAATACAGAAGAATGGAGAATAGTTGTTAAACCAAAAATAGAACCAATAGTAGAACAAATAGTAGAAGAAAAAGAGGATGTTGTTAATACAGTAGAAGAAGTTGTAGAAGAAGAATCATATGTTCCACCACCATTGGTTACTTCAACTATTTTTCCACCACCTGAAGAACCTAATAAAGAAGAAATAGATCCTAACGCTCCAAAACAAGTCCCCATATTAACACTTGACGAATCAGATAGATATACAGAAGAAGATAGGGCTAAATCTAAATTTTTACTGGAACATTGTGATTGGACCCAATTACAAGATATTAATATTACCGAACAGAGTAAAAATGAATGGAATGAATATAGAAAAAATTTAAGAAAGATATACAAAGATAGAAAACCTACATTTGATTATGACAATATGAAAGTAATATTTCCGGATATAGAAAGAGCAAATTTTCCTGAAGAACCAAATACAGAGTGGATAGATTAATATTTTATACAAGCCAATAATGCGTAGTTTTTAGGTCTAGTTTCACTATCACCACCTCCTATGCTATGCTGATGAGAACCACCATTATTTACTGTAATGGTATGACTATGAGAACCACCATTATTTACTGTAACGGTATGACTATGAGAACCACCATTATTTACTGTAACGGAATGGGTATGATTACCAACAACTTTCCCACCTTCATTAGCATTACCTGTTGTATATACACTCGACCCCCAACTACCAACTCCGAAAGCTCCAGCCCACATTCTAGGATCATGCCAACCACCATAAGCATTTCCAGAATAATTATACCAATAACCTTGTGCGTGTCTGTGAGCACCAGCATTACCACTACTAGCACTGTGATTGTGATTGCCTGCTGCTGCCGTGCTAGCTGTATGATTATGTGTTCCAGCGGCATTACTACTGGCTGTATGACCATGAGAACCGGCTGAATTTGCTGTAAATGAAGATTGTTGTGGTTGTCCTGTTGAAAAATCTTGAAAAGTAGATAGATTTCTATTAGTATCTGTTCCACTACTACTAGTATTCAAACATCTAATAAAATTACCCCTTAAATCAGGAAGTTTAAATTCTGTAGAATTACTACCGTAGGTATTGCCAATAACAGAATATAAATTACTATAAGTAGTTTTACTTACGTTTTGTCCTGTACATGATAACCAACCAGTAGGTGCGCTAGTTTTTGCAAAAAAGCATACCATACCAACCAATGGAGAAATACTTCCAGTAACATCTAAATTATTAGTGACATTTAATTCAGGTATGGTAACAGTCCCGGTAAATGTTGGACTGGCAATATTTGCTTTTGATGCACTATCAGATGAACTTGAAACAGTTGTAGTAACATTACCGTGCCATGTTGGATTTTCTGTAGTTGTTTGTTGTTGTGTTATTGGAACAACTGTTGAAAAATTATCCCCATCTACAGATAATATTTGACCAGATATTTTTAAATTACCTGATATATCTAATGCTTCGGTAGGAGTGTGAGATCCAAATCCCACATAATAACTTCCATCATTGTTTAAAATTGATTTAATACCCTTTGGTATATAATTAATTAATCCACCACCTAAATATGGCGTTCCATCACTTCTTAGTAAAGATCCGGTTAAACGAATATCACCATTGACATCTAGTGGAAAACGTGGATTACCAGTGCCATCTCCCCCACTATTAGCCAATCCAATTCCTAATCGTCCTTTGTAAAAACCTGATTTGTATGACATATATATTTATTACTTAGGTTAATTATTAAGTAATAGATATCAAAAAAGTTAAATTCCTAAATGTGCTTTAATGGTGGCCAATTCGGATTTCAATGTAGCTACTTCAGTTTTTAATTCTTGATTTTCCGATTCTAATTCCGCAATTTTTGCTTTATCTATCTGTTGTTGTAGGTCTATTTCTTGAATTGCCGAATGATGTAAAGCAAATATTTTTTGTTTATCTACTGTCAATAAATCTTTGACTTCTGTTCCATATAAAAATACGTTGTCCCATTTTTTATCAAAAATAAATGATTGTAAATCGTCTTCTATTTCTAAAATTATTTCTTTTTCTTCTTTTTTATATTTTTCTTTTATCTCACTTATTTTTATTAAATCACCAGATGCGTCATTTATTTCTTTTTTATAATCATCTTCATTCTTTGTGGTTACTACAAATTTAACTTTACATTTTTCATAAATATTGTCACTATTATCTATTATTAAATCATTTATTGTTGGAATAGTTAATTTCCAGTTATTGTTAGAAACATCATGTTCCCAACTAAATAAATTTGTATTATGTCCATTTGTTAAAAATATACCAATATTTGGTATTATTCCTTTTTCTTTTAATATTGCTTCTGGAAAAACTTCAGCTACCTCTTGGGCTATAAATCCTATTGTTTTATATCTATTGTTAAATTTTTCGTTATCACGATAATTATAATACCGACAGGGAATATTTCTAACCGTTTCTAATGCTAAATGGTCTGGGACATCTTCAATATTCGTTTTTATTCTTTTATCCGAATAAAAGACTATTTGATACACTTCCATTCTATCTATATTTACATTTATCGCAGTTACTTTTGTCCAATTATTACCACTAAAACCACTACCGCTGAACGCACCATTAGAACGGCCGTGGTCATATATACTATATACATGTCCGACAACATCATAATAAGACATACTATTTGTAGAACCTGTATAAGTGAGTTGAGTTCCAGTTGCATTTAAATGATTGGTAGTGATTGTGGGGACGTGTACATTACCAGTCCCACTTGTATTATTTTGGTCAGTAGTAAAGTGATTTAATTTTCTCCAATCAGACCAACCCATCAGTCCGCTTTGGCCGCTCGCTGCATTTGAACAATTTATTTTCCCTGTTGAAGCTTGAACATAAAATGGAGCACTCATTTTAACGCCGCCTATAGTTGTTGTGCTGGATTGAGGTAAAGAATAAGTATAATTATTTGCATTTGTTGCAATACCATCCAATTTTGTTTTTAAAGCAGCTGTAAAATTTTTCGTTGTTAAACCTCCATCTCCAACACTATAAGTTGTATTATTATCAGTCCATGGCACATTAACATATGCTTTACCACTTTCCAGCATCACAGGATATTTTTTATGGCCAGTATTAGCATATCCATTATTCCAATTTATTTTAATACCACCATAATCATTTGAACTAGCTTCACGAATTAATTTACCACCACCAATATTTAAATCTGGTATGGTAACCGTTCCAGTAAAGGTTGGACTCGCTTTATTGGCTTTTGTTGCTAAATTAATTACTAAATTATTATTACATATATCTTGAACAGCATTTGCTATTTCTAATAATGTATCAAATTCTTCGTTAAGAGGAGCTAATATATCAGATGTTAAATCTGTTGTTACACTACTTACCCATGATGGATCATCTCCGGTTTGTAATGCTTGAGAAGCAGTTGTTGATTCACCACTTGATAAACTCACTCCATTCACATAAATATCACCATCCAAATTTAAACTACCAGAAACATCCAAAGTATATACTGGATTGGATTTTCCCACTCCAAATTTATATTTACCTGTATTCGAATCTTGAACACTATATAAACCTTTTACTCCAACACCACCACCAGATGAATAAATAGTTCCGTCTGCTTTAACTATCGCACCTGTTAAACGTATATCACCATTTATATCTAATGGATATAATGGGTCGCCATTTCCATCCCCGCCTCCACTTGGAATTCCAATACCTAATCGACCATTTTTAAATCCTGTTTTGTATGACATATATATTTATTACTTAGGTTAATTATTAAGTAATAGATATCAAAAAAGTTAAATTCCTAAATGTGCTTTTATGGCGGCTAATTCTGATTTCAATTCCGCATTCTCATTTTCCAATGCTATTACTTTTCTATCCAATTCTTGAGTTGCTTGAATATGATAGCAAAATAAATTATTATAATTTAAATGTATTTTATTGGGGACTTGTTTTGTGATTCTATTTGTAATAATAATATTTCCATCTTCATCTACTATTGGTTCTCCTGAAGGATCTTTTTCAAATTCTTCTATTACTTCTTCTTTATATTCTTCACCATCTATAAATTCGGCAAATTCTGAAATATTACGAACTTCTTGAGCAATAAATCCAGCTTCTATAAAATAATCATCGTGCTCTCTTAATGGGTTTCCGCTATTATCTAAAGGATTGCCGCTGTTGTCTAAAACAAAATTATGATTTTTTTCATACAATTCATGGGTTTTAATGTATCGTTTTAATTTTAATTTATTTATACTATCAAGAGCGTTTGTTATATTTTTTTCGTTATGTTTAAGTCTATCATCTGATGTTAAACCACTACCACTCGCATTTACACCACCTGATGGAACATATAATGTCCCATTATAATGCATTTTAGTGTGTAAGAACATACTACCTTGATATTGTGTTCCACCACCAGCGTTTCCCCAACTTCTAACGTAAAATTTTAGATCAGAACCATCATGATTATTTGTTCCATATGGCATTGACGAAATTATGCTTTGCGTTCTAACCCCCCATAATCCTCCATTCGCGTGTTTAAATAAAATTCTACATCTTTGATAATTATGAGACCCACCATATCCGCCAAAACTATTCCTTAAACATAAATTACAACTACCTCCATCGCCATCATCACTTTCACCTGTTGAATTACTGTGGTTTGAGGCATAGCGTTCTATTTGTAATGGATATGTTGGACTCGTCGTTCCAATTCCTACTTTTCCATCTTTATTAATTCTCATTGTTTCGGCAAAACTATGTGTTCCTGTTCTTCTTCCAAAAACAAGATTTCCTGAGCCATTCGAAATAGAAGATGCTACATTTCCAAGATAAACTCCTGTAGCACCGCCAGAACCATAAGCAGTAAAGTTAATTAATGTAGCATTTGTTTGTGTTGAAGAACCTATAGAATTTAAACATATAACTGTTCCTTTTGGATTATAATTCCAATATGATGAATTGGATGGGGCAGCAGTATCATTTGCTCCATAACTTTCAGCATTATGTTGATATAAATATAATGGTCCTGCAGTTCCTGTGTCGTTATTGATATCTAATTTTGCCCCAGGACTCGTCGTTCCAATTCCTACATTTCCATTAGCACTAATTTGCATTGCGTCTATACTTGAATCCGCTACTTGAAAACGAAAACCACCATTATTTGGTGCTGATGAACTAGTCCAATTATTTCTAAAAATAAATCTTCCATGAGTGTAGCTTTCTGTGCCTATTCGCGCTACTATAATTCCATCGTTTCTTTGCCAATCTATTGTATGATTTACACCAGTTGTGGATGTAGCAGGTGATTTAATTATAATAGCACGCGTATTAACATTTGGTCTTATGGTTAGTTGTGCGTTTGATTCTGGACTCGTCGTTCCAATTCCTACCTTTCCGCCAGAATCAATAACTAAACTATTAGTAGGAGCACCATAGGCAATTTTAAATTGTTTGTCTGTAGAACTTTGATCTCCCCACCCAAAATTATAACCCGAATCATATCCAAGATGCCCCCAACGCCTTGTAGAATTATTGCCACTGCTTTTTGCAAATCTTATAGTTCCATCACTGACTGTAGAGCCATCATTTGTGCCTACTTGTAATAAACTACCCGGACTCGTCGTTCCAATTCCTACACTGCCACCGCTTGGCTGAAGACATAAATCATAATTATATCCTGTACCTTGTTTTATTGTTTGTATATATCCATAATTGGTGTCTTGCATCTTTATCATTATTCCATAGCTATGGTCACTATCATATGTAACACCCAATACTCCTTTTGCTTCTAATTGATAATATGGATCCGTCGTTCCAATTCCTAGTTTACCATTTCCAGTAAGAGTCATTTTATAACCGGCACTACCAGTACCGAATCTTTTATAAAAATGTAAATCTCCAGCACCACTACTACAATTAATTCCCCATTCTTCAACAGAACCACCAGCGTTTGCTTCTAATTCCAACCAACAAGAACCGTTAGTTGAAACTTTTAACGCTTGTCCATGCATCGGCGCTGATGTTGTGCCCATAACACGTAATCGATGTATTCCAGGGTCTGTAGTTCCAATTCCTACATTTCCACCGCCGTGTTGAAGACATAAATTATTATTACCACCATATGTTGATAAAGCACCATAACCATTCGCAACTGTTGAATTAGCATGATAAGTTAAAAATACATTATGGGTTGTATCTTGTCCTACAACGTAGTGTTTAGTATTACTGGTTGTTGATTTCATATGAATACCCGGAACGTTTGTTGCATGACCTCCACCATCTTCACCAACAACTAATAATGTGCTTGGACTCGTCGTTCCAACGCCAATATTTCCATTTTGTAATTCAGTCATGTTGTTCATCCCCATTTTTGTTAATCCTCCTAAATATTTTTCTCCATTTGCTTTCAATATTGCACCTGTTAATCGTATATCACCATTCACATCTAAAGGAAATCGCGGATTACCGGTGCCATCTCCACCATCATTGGCCAATCCAATACCTAATCTTCCTTCGTAAAATCCTGTTTTATGAGACATATATATTAAATACTTCGGTTATTAATTATATCATTATTAATATAATTAATTTATTTGAATTTAAAATCCCGCAAATGCTAAACGTTGTTCTATGGATTGAATTTTTGCTTCTAAATTAGCTACTTTTGTTTTTAATTCTTGATTTTCTTCTTCTAATGCTATTATTTTTGCTTTATCTGCTTGTTGTTGTTTATCTAATTCCTGAGTAGCACTAAAATTAAGAGCAAATAGACTTTGTTTATCAATTGTATGAAAATCATCGACTTCTTTCCCATAACAAAATACATTATTCCACTTTTCTTCAAATGTAAATGTATTGTCCGCATTTCCAATTACTTCTTTACTTATTTCATCAGTTATATTTCCACTTGGGTCGTTGCTAACATAAAATCTGTATTTTACACCACTAACATCTTGTAAATTATTTGTTAATTTATATGTTTTATTACTACCATCTATTATTTCTTCCCATGAAATATTTTCTAATTTTCGCATTTCATTTGGTATTATATCTTTCACAATATTAATTGCTGTTGGTAAAATATTTCTCACTTCTTGTGCTATAAACCCTATTTTTTTTTCTGAACCTCTTGTTCTAGTATCGATATAATTATAATAACGACAAGGAATATCTCTAACCTGTTGTAATGCTAAATCATCAGGAACATCTATAATGTTGGTTTTAATCCTTTCATCACTAGTTGCCCATAAATGCATTTGCGTTCTTATACCATGATTAGCATATATACCGACACTATAACCGGTGTAGGTATCAGAGGCACCCACATTCGCTCCGTTTCTATGTATATAACGGGCGGTTTGTGTTCCAAAACTTACACCACCATTCACTTCTAATGGAAAGCTAGGACTCGGCGTTCCAATTCCTACTCTTCCACCACCAATACACATGCGTATATCTGCGGAACTTGCTTCATTTAAACTCAATGCATTTAAATATGTATTTATACTCCAATGATCCAAATTCATATAGACAGTGCCAGTAGTATATATCCCTCCGTGATAAGTTAGCCTCAAGTTAGGAGTTGGACTACCTCTAATATCTAAATTACCATTAGGGGTCGAAGTTCCAATTCCTACTCTTCCACCACCCGGATTTATTGCAATATCATACCAAGCATTTAGAGCTCCGTTATGTCCTCCAAGATACACTTTATTATGATACACCCCGCAAACAAAAGCACAGGTTTCATTACCAAAAATTCCACGTCCTTTCCAAGCTTGGTCTGTTCCTGCTTTATAAACGTGTAATTGATCTTGAGGACTCGTCGTTCCAATTCCAACATTTCCATTATCATGTATTCTCATTCTTTCGCTATTATTTTGCAGAAAGCACAATGGGTAATCACTTCTACTGTTTATAAAACAAGTTCCATCATTTTTAGCACCAATATATAACAATTCATTACCATCTCCGTTAGAACCGTATCTTGTTGCTGCCCAACCGGTGTTATCACTAAAAATATTTTGAGTAACATATCCAGTCCCTCTTATATCTAAATTATAATCCGGACTCGGCGTTCCAATTCCTACATAACCGTTTTCATGTATTCTCATTTTTTCAGTAGCATCTGTTGTGTGATCACCTACACCATTTGTGTAAAACGCTAAACTTTGTCTGAAATAATTCCCTGTCCCTACTGCTATAATTTTTGCTGATGTTTTAGTGTAAGAACTTCCAAAATTTGTTTTCCATATTAATCCGCCGCTGGAAGCAGTTCCATTACTCGCTGGCCAGGCTGCTCCATTGGCACACATAAATCGAATATATTTAGGATTAGTTGGGCCCGGGTCTACATTAACAAAACTATCATTTTTTAAATCAATTATAAATTCTGGACTCGTCGTTCCAATTCCTACATTTCCATCTAAAATAATATCATTTCCTTCAATTGTTGTAGTTTGTGTATCTTTACCTAAACGTATAGGACCAGAATCATTTCTTATAGTATAACAAGTCTGACCACCATCACCTGTTCGTGTTGTACTATTTATAAAATGAACAGCTCCGCCTGTTGTATATCCGGGTGGAGGAGCATTTAAAATGTAATTATAATCAGTATAGTCGCCCATGGAATAAATACCAACTATGGAACTACCATTTACAACTAATTTTGCTTGAGTTGGACTCGTCGTTCCAATTCCTACATTTCCGCTATTGTAATAAATTTTAGATGAACTTCCCGTAATCCATTGACTACTAACCTTAGCTGTATTTGCTACAATCGCATTGGTTTGTGATGTTGCTATAGTAGTAGGTTGATTTTGTATTTTACTCCATTCTAAGTTTCCATCCAATGTCGTCGCACTTAACGTCCCATTAACGTGAGTGTTTCCATTTACATATAATTGATAATTTTGAACAGTTGTTGATCCAATAGTAACTTTACTATTTCTAAAAATATCACTATTACTAACCGTCCAATTACTATAAACTGGTGTTGAACCATTCAATTTCAATGCACC